CGCCGGGGCTCATCGGCGCGCTGCTCGTCGGCGTGAACTTTGCCAAGTCCGCCGCGCTCGCGCTCGGCGTGCCGCTCATCCCGGTGCACCATGTGCGCGGCCACATCGCGGCCAACTACATTGCCTACCCGGAGCTGAAGCCGCCGTTCGTGTGCCTGGCTATTTCGGGCGGCAACACGCTCATCTGCGACGTGCGCGACTATACCGACCTGCGCATCCTCGGCGCCACGCGCGACGATGCGGCCGGCGAGTGCTTTGACAAGACCGCGCGTGTGCTCGGCCTGCCATACCCCGGCGGCAAGCCCATCGACGACCTGTCCAAGACCGGCGACGACCGGAAGTACAAGCTCCCCATCGGCCACGTGGACGGCTGCCCGTATGACATGAGCTTCAGCGGCCTGAAAACGGCCGTCATCAACCTTGCCCACACGGCGGAGCAGAAGGGCGAGCCGCTCGACAAGCCCTCGCTCGCCGCGTCGTTCTGCCGCGCTATGAGCGAGAGCCTCGTGCCGCGCACGATGGCGGCGGTCCGCGAGCTCGGCTATGACAAGCTCGCCGTGGCGGGCGGCGTCGCGGCCAACTCCCGCATCCGCGGCGATTTTCAGGCCGCGTGTGACGCGGCCGGCATCCGCCTGTTCGTCCCGCCGCTGAAGCTCTGCGGCGACAATGCCGCCATGATCGGCTGCCAGGCGTATTATGAGTATCTGCGCGGCGCGCGCGCCGGCAGCGAACTCAACGCCTGGGCCAATATGGAGATCTCCGAGGTGCCGTTTTATGGGCGTGCATGACGGCCACCGCGCCCGTATGAAGGCGCGCTTCGTGCGCAATGGGCTCGATAATTTCGATGACCACAGCGTGCTCGAGCTGCTGCTGTTTTACGCCGTGCCGCGGCGCGATGTCAACGAGCTCGCGCACGCGCTGCTGGATCATTTCGGCACGCTCGACGCGGTCTTTGAGGCAAGCTGCGAGGACATGATGCGCGTGCCCGGCGTGGGGGAGAACGTGGCCACGCTCCTCACGCTCATCCCGCAGGTCGGCCGCCGATACCAGATGGCCAAGCGCCGCCAGCAGACGATCCTGCGCTCGAGCGAGGACGCCGGGAACTATCTCGTGCCGCTGTACCTGTATGAGCGCACGGAGGTCGTCTACCTCCTGTGTCTGGACGCCAAGTGCGGCCTCATCAGCTGTAAGGAGGTCGGCCGCGGCGTGGTCAATGCCGCAGAAGTGTCCGTGCGCGCCATCGTCGAGACGGCCCTGTCGCAGAAGGCGGTGTCCGTCATCCTCAGCCACAACCATGTGGACGCTTATGCGCTGCCGTCGCGCGAGGATGAGCTCACGACTCGCCGCATCCGGGACGCACTTTTGCTCGTAGGAATCACGCTCGCGGATCATATCATCGTCTGCGGCGAGGATTATGTGTCGTTTGCCGACAGCGGCCTGCTCTGAATCATCACCAGCGGCACAAATCCTGCATTTTGCCTGTCAAGCTTTTTTTCAAATCTCTCGCGGCTGCGAGAGATTTGTGTTATGGTAACAAAATCGGTTTTTGCGAAATCCACAAAGTCCGTTTCCGACGTTTCCTTATTTATGCAGAATCGGAGCAAACACTTGAAATAGAAAAGAAAATCCGGTGTTGAAAAGTCGGTTGAAAATGTTGATAACTCACAGCAAACAGGAAGCCGGCAAAAAGTTATGTAAACATATTGTCACGAAAATGTAAGAACTTTGATCTTCTCCGCGGGCGGGAAAGCCTGAAACAGCGCGTGTTTTTCGGGGGATGTAACAGTGCAAATTCTGCACAACTGACAGGAAGCGAAAAAAATCGACAGCTTGTGCAGAAATGCGACATTTTTTCATGCATGAAAACAAATAGTAATCGTCGAACTTTTTTGTTGACATCCACGGAGACATGTGATAGAATGTGCAAGCTGTAAGAAATGTGCTAGTGTAGCTCAGTCGGTAGAGCAGCTGATTCGTAATTATGAATGCGATTTTTATGCATTTGCAGGGATTACACCACTTGATTTTCGGCCTATAGTAGACCAATCAAGAGGTGTTTTTTTATGCCAAAAATCAAGATGCAAACAGCGTTGTGCCCATCATTTGAGGATGCCTTTGAGCGATTTATTATCTCAAAAAAGGCCAAAGGATTATCAAGCAAAAGCATAGCAACCTACAACAACCATTACAATGCAATTAGCAAGTACATTCAACCAGAGACGCAAATGGACAAGCTAAGCAAGGCAGACATTGAATATATGCTTGCTGGCATGCGTGATAAAGGGCTTGCGGCAAATAGCATTGCAAGCTACACGCGCACACTGCGAAGTTTTCTCTCATGGGCGAATGAAGAAGAGTTAACAACTGTTAGCTGCAAGCAGTACAAAGCCGAAGAAACGGTTAAAGACACATACACGGATGCAGAGCTTGCTAGGCTTCTAAAAAAGCCCAATATCCACAAATGCACCTTTAGCGAATATCGCAATTGGGTAATGATTAATATGCTGCTCAACTGTGGCATGAGAGCTGCAACCATGCGTAGCATTCTAGTCAAAGACGTTAACTTGCAAAATCAGACTATCATTTATAGGCACACCAAAAATAAGAGCATTCAGATTGCGCCGCTGTGCAGCGAAATGGTTTGCATTTTGCGCGAGTATCTAAAACTGAGGCAAGGCAATGTGGATGATGTGCTATTTCCCTCAGACGAAAACACAAAATTTACTGAGAGCGGCCTTTATCAGGCAATCGCAAAATACAACCATGGCAGAGGCGTTAGCAAGACGAGCACGCATTTATTCCGCCACACGTATGCAGAACGCTTTTTGCAGAATGGAGGTTCACCGTTTGAACTGCAAAAAATACTTGGGCACAGCACATTAACAATGACACGCAAATACTGCCGCATTTATGACTACGACATTGTGCGCAAATATGACCAAGTTTCTCCCTTGGCTACTTTCAGAGCTGGAAGCAGCAACCATTGACAAATCGCCGAAGTGTGTCAAAATGGAAATATGAAGGGAGTGTAGAGATGGCAGAGATTATTGAGTTGTTTCCGAAGAAGGAAGAGAAGAAAAAGAATATATTTATCAAAATCGGCATTGTTGATGGTAAGACTGAGTTATGGGAACAATTGCCGGTTGAGTGGAGAACAAGTCCTAAAGGCATACAATTAGGGCATGCAATATTGGCAGAGCGGGAAGAGTTGCAAGCACTGTTAGAAGCCAAGATAGAGCAAAACGAACGAGAAATCCAAGAAAATAACAAGCGGATAGAGGAAAATAACAAGCGGATGGATACATACCGTAAAACGGTATTTAAAACGTATTCCGAAGATTTAATTCAAGACGATGCGGAGTGGCTTGAGCATCTAGTTAAGCGCTGTGATGTGGCACTAGATAAGCAGCCAGATAGCAGAGGACTTAAATTGCTACGGGGCAGAATGCGCAACTGGTTAAAGCAGTACCAGATATATCAGCAGCAGGGTGGCGATAATGCAGAGCTGCACGAAAAATATGAAGACATTCATTTCACTTGTCGTAAATATCCGCAATTGTTCAAAGAGCAAGGCAATTAAGCCTTGCTCTTTTTTTATGCCCTAAAACCTAACGGGCGGCTCTTTATTCAAAATCTCCATAAACAAAAGTAAGCGGCATTTATACAGCCGCTCATGTGAAATTGCGCCTACTATGATAGAAGGAAGATGCGTGGGCAGCAGTGGTTAATCCACAATACAAAATTATAGCAACGCACAAAAACCATAGGCATGCGTATGAGGCCATGCCAAAAATCAGGGGTCGAAAAATTCCTAATGGATAGTATAAGAGGCTCATGAAGCGCAAAGCAAGCGACAACATATGTACCGACTGCTCTCTTGCATCCTCTCACCCACCACTCATATGGTGTATTGATTGTGGCGATGAGGTTGATGTGTCTATAAAGGACACTATGACTTGTAGATGTCGAAGTTGTCAGCGTAAATACAGGAATGATTATATGCAAAATTTAATGAAAAATAGGCGTCACTCTAGTTAATTTCTGTTAGCAGACCAAAAAAATAAGCAATACAAAATTATAGCTTTATACAAAAATTATACACATTTATATACTGTTCTACTCAAAAAGTTGGGTCGAGAAATTCCTAATGGATAGTATACATGAAGCTGTATTCTATACATTGACACGAATTTTTACTATGAAAAAGAACGAAACGGAGGAATACCATGGAACAAGAATAATACTCCTAGGGACAGATTCATTAAGTGTGTTGATTTGACAAAATGAGAAAATTGTGGTATAATTTAGGAAATAGAAAATCGTCATAATACCACTTCCATTCACATTTATCTCATACAAAAGCTAATCACAGTCGTATAAAGCAAAATTGAAAATTGCGCCTACAATGAATAGGCAAGTAAATATGCTCACGCTGGTGCTTTTAATCTGGTTCGATTCCAGAGGTGAGCGGTATTTTTTTTAAATTTTTATTTTGAAAGGAGAAATGATTATGGAAAAGATGAAACATGGAGCAGTTTATACCTGTCACAGGTTGCGCTTGCTGAGTTATCTAAAGGAGCATGGGAGATTGCCATTTGAAACAATTCCAGATGTGAGGAATCCACTATTTAACGTGTGGAGATTCAGAAACGATGCAGAGCTAGAGCAGCTTATAGACAACTATTTTGCAGAAATAAAAGCAAACAAACAATAATGAATGATAATGACGAAATATTTTAAAGTTAAGTAAGGAGATAAAAATTATGAGTAACGAGAATACAAAAACATCAATGGTATTTTATGAGAGCGCTTATGCAGCAATTAACTATCTTCCAACAACAGAATTAAAGTGGGAAGCAACACAAGGATTATTAAATTATGGTTTTTATGGTATTGAGCCAGAGAGTGACAATCCATTTGTAAACATGATTTATGTGCAAGCTATCCCTTCAATGAGAAACGCAAAAGAGAGATATGATAAAGCAGTTAATAATGGCAAAAAAGGTGGACGCCCTACAGAGGTTTCTACAGAAGAGATTATGCAGATGAAACAAGAAGGAATGACTAATAAGCAGATTGCTGCTAAATTGGGGTGCTCTGTCAGCAACATAGAAAACAGAGTTACTACTTACAATAAAACACACCCCAATAACCCCAATAACCTTTCTGTATCTGTATCTGTATCTGATTCTGTATCTGTCTCTGATTCTGTATCTGTCTCTGATTCTGCATCTGAGCCTGCGAGTGCAAGCACTCTTGCCGAAGAAGAGAAGAGAGAGATAGAAGATTTATCAGAGAAAGAGTTGCAGTCTATCAAACAAGACTATAAAGGGCATATGTCTTATAACGACATTAAGCAGAAATACAATCTAAAAGCAATAACTAGAGAGCAACTAGAAAACATTGATGCACTATTACGAGCAAAACAGCAAGAACGGCAAAAAGCAGAGCGTGCCAAAGATGATGCACTTTATGCGGAACACAAATCTATTATTGACTATATTGGTGGCACTAGTATAACCGCATTAAACAACTGTCTTAATCATATCGGCCTAGATATAACTGCTTTTACTGATTTTGCGGACAAGCACAAAGAGTATAGCTTTGATAGCTACAATGCCAAGAGGGATGCTTTTGGTTATCATCAAGACTGCTATGGTAAGATGGTTTGCAATATGTCTTATGGAGACTATCTGCAACAGGGCATTAATGCTTCTTGTGCTTAAAAAACGCATAAATAGTGAGGGAATTTGTACACAGCCGCTTGCTGGTATACTTTCCCTTGCTGTGTGTTTCATGGTGAAAAAACGTATATATTTATTGAATTTTTATGGAGGAATGAATTATGAAGAAGATTAGTGATTTTAATTTTGATGATTTTGGTGCATTCGTTGAAGCTGTTACTGTTACGCTAGACAATGATGAATGGGCAAGTCTAAACAACTTTATGTGTGTGTGGTTCATGGTTGATTATGTTGATAAGCTTTACATTGATTTTCACGAGGGACAAATGGTGCTAAACAATCAGCTTATGCGTTTTGATGAAGCCGACGAAGAAATGATGAGCAAGTATATCAAGGAGCGCTTTGGCATTGATAAGGTATTTGCGTTCGACTTTGACAGCTATAAAAAGAAAGTAATTTGTTATCGCTTTTTCTAAGGGAATAGCTAATAAATAATGCATTTTTGCATCCTTCTACTTAGAAGGGTAATTACATAGGGAAGTAGTTTGATGCTCAAAAAATGGGCATATATACATGATTTTTAATGAATTATAAAGAAAGGAGCTCCATATGGAGATTAACGCAAAAGAAACATAAAAAGTACATAGTTAATGTACTTTAACATGAGTGAAGCATGGGATGATTTTTGTAAATGCGTAGAAACGCAAGGTAAACCCGGTGAGGAAGCCTTTAAAAAATATTTGATAAAAAAGTATGGCGCGAAAAACGTCAAGGACGTTAGCGAAGTCGAGAAATGGCAGCAGAAGAGTGTTGATTTTTTGGTGCGTGATGTGCTGCATAACGGAGAGATTCTCCATTTTGAGGTTAAAAACGATTATGCGCACTGTAATACAGGCAATTTTGTGGTGGAATATAAGAGTGACGTTTGGAGAAAGAAAATAGGCTGGTGGCCGAAAATAGTTGCAGCCAATTTAGATAATCATTTTATAGCATATAGGGATGCTTATTCCGGTGAGACATTTATTGTTGATTGCGCGGAATTGAAAGAATACTTAAAAAATAATGTCCTACGAAAAGTAAGATGCTACGAGAAGAACAACAGCAAGTGTGCGCTTTGCGGCATACTGCCAGAAGATACTATTTTGTGGGATTTAGATTGTGATTATATAGTATGCTGATTTAATACAATTATTTATGGTTTTTCAGGTTGACACTTTTGGAGGGTAATTATACCTATTCATAGGGTTAACCTGAAAAATCGTGCATTTAGTGAGGATTTTTAAGTAATACAAAGGAGGTGGCTGTTATGTTGAAGCCAAGACAGATAAGACTTGCGGAATTGATGGTAGCAGAGCCGCAACTGACAAAAGAGGAATATGCAGAGCGTGTTGGGTGCAATACAAGCACGATTTATGTGTGGCGTAAGTTACCTGAATTTCAGGAATATTATCATGATTTATGCGAAAAGACGTTTAGAAGCTATGAAGCATTAGCGGTTAAAAAGCTTATGGAGAATGCCAATAAGGGCAACCAAAAAGCGATTGAATATTTACTGAATTATGTCGGCTATAAGCAGCCTGAGCAGCAACAAATACAACTAGATACCAATATTATTAAGGTTAGTGTTGCGGATGATTGATTTACAGCTAAGCAAGGATTTATTTGTACCTAAATTTTATCCTTTATTATTTGATTATTCGCATAGATGGGAGCTATATTGCGGTTCTGCTGGTAGCGCAAAGAGTTATTTTATTACTCAGAAGTTGATTATTCGCGGCCTGAATGAGCGTATCAAGATTTTGGTTTGCAGGAGATACGGCACAACATTGCGCAATAGCTGCTTTGCGTTATTCAAAGAAATACTAACAAAGTGGAAAATTATTCAATATTGTAATATTAATAATACAAATATGGTAATTACATTGCCAAGTGGCACTGAGATTATCTTTCTTGGGCTGGATGATGAAACAAAGCTATTATCAATTGCCGGTATTACTTGTGTGTTTGTTGAAGAGGTGTTTGAAGTGCCAAGGGATATTGTCGAGCAGCTTAACTTGCGTTTAAGAGGCGGCAATGCAAACAAGCAGATACTCATGGCATGGAATCCAATTAACATTAATTCTTGGCTCTATAAATTTACACAAGAAGAGTTGCCAGAGGATGCAATCTATACTCACTCTACATTTAGAGATAATCCATTTCTTGATACACAATATGTGCGACAATTAGAGAGCCTTTATAAGACAAATCCAGCTAAAGCAAGAATTTTCTGTGATGGCTTATGGGGTACTAATCCAGATGGACTAGTTATTAAAAATTGGAGAGAGCAAGAATTTGATGCAATGCAGCTTGCCGCACAAGGCTTAGAGCATAGATGTGGCATGGACTTGGGCTGGATAGATAAAAGCGCAATTATTGATACTTTATATGATAAAGCGAATAAGACAATTTATGTCTTTAATGAGTTTTACAAGAGCGGCTGTCAGTTAAGCGAATTGGCGCAAGCAATTAAAGATATGGGATTGCAAAGGTGTAAAATTTCAGTAGATAGCGCAGAGCCTAGGAGCATTCAATATTTTAAAACACAAGGCATTAATGCTACAGGCTGTGCAAAGGGAAAGGACAGTGTAAAAGCTGGCCTTATGTTTTTGCAGGATAATTTAATTGTGGTGCATCCAAAGTGCAAGAATTTTATAGCTGAGCTTGAAAACTTTAGCTATATAAAGAGCAAAGTAACAGGTGAATGGACAGAGGACACGACACACGAATGGAGTCACGCAATAGATGCTTGCCGATATGCTTATAGCGACATTTACACAATGACAAAACTAAGAACGTTTGATAAATCCCTATTGGGACTATAGGAGTTGATATTTTATGATTGAATTACTTTATAACGCCGTTAGAGCAGTTGGCGGAGAAGATATTAACATTATTGCAGATATTCAAGATGCAGACGGCAAAGATATTACAAGCGGATGCAGCTTATCATTTTTTGATAAGAATCAACAATTTTTAGGTGAATTTCAAGGCCGATTCACAAATGATGCATGGGTGTTTACCATTCCAGCAGACAGCACACAAGGCAAGCTAGGCCGCTATTGGTATCGCATTAGCTACAAGGGTGCTAGTCTTGGCTTTGCTGCACCTATTTACATAGGGAGGTGAAGCGAATGCCACTACAACTAAAAAACAGCAATGCAACTATTACTTTGCAAGCACCTATTAAACAAGTAGGTGGCGCTGTTGATAGCGTTAATGGTATGACAGGTGATGTTGTGCTTGAGATACCTAGCAAGACTAGTCAGCTTGAGAATGATAGCGACTTTGCGACAAATAGTGCGTTAAAAACAGAGGTTGCAGCCGTTGAGGGTAAAATTCCAGCTCATGTAGTTGAATATACTAAACAGACATTAACTGATGAGCAGAAGAAACAAGCGCGTGAAAATATTGGGGCAATAGATACAGCTAACGGATTATTACCTGTTGAATGTATTTTACCATTAGGGCTTAACACTACAAATAAAACTGTATTCGTAAAAAATGGGGTAATGCTTCCTCTCGATTACTCAACAGCAACAGGAGACATGAAAAAAGCAATAGCGCGTTTTAGTTTGCTTACGAATGGCGCGAATATTACTCCGGCTCTAATAGACACATTGGTCGAAGCTTTTGCAACTCTTATTGGAAATGGAATTTTCGGTGATGATTTTTATACTCGAAGTTATACATATCCGTCAAATCTAATTTGCATTTATGATTCTCAGTTTGCCCACAAAACGGAAATTAGCTTGTGGAGTTATTATGAGGCTTCCGATAGTCGAAAAGCATTTGTGTTGCGCGTGACTAATGTTAACGGAAATGGATTTACACGTGCTTATAACCCTATTACCGCTGAATATATAAATAATTATATTGACTATGTATCTTCACCGATTGCTGCAAAAGCAAGTGAATCCGGCAACACTCCCTCTATTCAGCAAGTTGAGGTGGCCTCTGCACCAACAACAGCTAAGCAAATTGCTACGAAGGAGTATGTGGATGATAGACTAGCACAGAAAGCACCGGCAGGCGATTATGTCACGAACAGCGCACTAAGCGAAAAAGGCTATTTAACGCTTGCTACACTCCCTAAGTATGATGGGGGTGTTGAGTAATGGCAGATGTTACATTGACTTATAAAGGCTCTACCATTGCAGAAATGAATGCAAGCGGCAGCAAAACACTCAAGACTGCTGGTAAGTATTGCGAAGGTGATATTGGAGTTAGCTATGTTAAGCCTAGTGGTGGTGGTTCAGGTGTTGAGATACCGGATAGTGCATTTGTGATTAGCGGTATGTGCAACAATTTTGATTACAAAGGCAAATGGGATAGCTTTATTACTGCTTATGCTGATAAGTGGAGCACAACAAATATTTCTTCATGCAGCAATATGTTTAATGGCACTCAATTACAGAGTATTCCCTTTGATATTAATTTAGAGGCGGGCACAGAGCTGACCGCAACAGGCATGTTTGGCAGCACTGCACTTACAACTCTTCCTGTGATTAATGGCAAAGATATTGTAATTGGCTATATTAATGCGCTTTTTTCGTATAGTGGAAAATTGAGTAGCATTTCAGACAATTATTTAAACGCAGAAAGCATTTTGTCATATGGCAATATTAGTACCATGTTTGACAACTGTTCGTCATTGCGCAATTTCCCCTCATTCGCCAGTAAGTTTGCTACACTGGTTCAAAATCGGCATTCCGCAAGCTTGTATTATTATATGTGTGATTATTGCTATGTCCTAGATGAAATAACTAATCTTGGTGTGTCAACATTGCCTACTTGGACAGCAAACGCATTTTGTTCAACATTAGATTATTGTGCTAGATTAAAAAGTTTCACATTTGAAAGCGGAAAAAGTGCAAACTGGAAGAATCAAACAATAAGTTTAATAGAATATGTTGGATATGCTCAAGCTGCTGAACAAATTCAGAATAAAATTCCACTTGATAAGCGAGTGAGCAATGCAGAAAGTTATGCAGCGCTTAAAAATGATGCTGATTGGTGGACTACAAATATAGCCTACTCACGCTATAACCATGATAGCGCTGTTGCAACTATTAACAGCCTCCCAGATACTAGTGCATACCTTGCAACTGCTGGTGGTACAAACACAATTAAGTTTAAGGGCGCTGCTGGTTCAGCTACAGATGGTGGAGCAATTAATACACTAACTGAGGAAGAGATTGCTGTAGCAACTGCCAAGGGCTGGACATGCTCACTGGTATAAGGAGGATGAGATATGATTTCTACGAATTACAGTTTAACGAGATATGATGCCGATGAGGGCAAAGTATTTGATTGGAAAGAGCCAAGATACACTGAAAATAAAGATTGGGAGCAAGTGCAGGAGCATTTAAACGTTAAAACCCTCTTTTTAGGCCACACAGATAGCATTACTAACTATGTTGAGGTTGATGCAGAGGGCAATATTGCGGAACTTGCAGAGCCGGAGATTGCAACAGAAGCAGATTATACACAGGCTCTAGCTCAGTTGGGGGTATAACACATGAAAAGACAAGATTTATTTGATAGAGTTACTGCTGTCAAGACGGAGACAAAGAATGCATTGCAAACAATATATGATGCCCTGAATCACGGACAGCAGCAAAAGATTTTAAAAAATGAAGAAGTAAAAGCCCTATTTGATAGATATGGTGTTACATATTAAGGGGTGAGAAGATGTTTAATTTAAGTAGAGAAACAGAGCTTACACCAGATTTACTGTATAAGATGATTAATAAGTATCACACTAACGTTTTGCCGAAGCTACAAAAGTACAAAAATTATTATGACGGCACACAGGCAATATTGCGCAAAAGCTATGCAGATGCCAGTAAACCATGTAATAGAGTCGTTACTAATTACTGTGCAGATATTGTTAGCAGTTATTGCGGTTACATAGCCTCACCCGGTTATATCAGCTATAGCTCAGATAGTGACATTGATAGCATTATGGATTGCCTCAGATACAATGATTATCAGGATGAGGATAGCGATTTTTTAAACGCTGCACTTATTTATGGTGTTGCTGCTGAATTGATGTACACGGATGAACAAGGCCAAGTTAGATTCAGATTAATTGAGCCTACTAGCTGTTTTGGCGTTTATGATGATAGCTTGACGCAAGAATTAACTCACTTTGTGCGCTGGTACAAGGCTAATGATTGGGACAACAGCGACTTATATAATGTGGATGTTTATAGTGATACCTCTATTAAACACTATCAGATGCACGGCACACAGGGCGGCTTAGAATTTGTTTCAGAAGAGCCGCATTATTTCAATCAGTGCCCAGCTAATATATTCTATCTCGATAAAGATGAGCGCAGTATATTTGAGTGCATTATAACGCTCCAAGATGCATACAATGAGCTTTTAAGTGGCGAGATTGATGATTTTAGTGCGTTTTGCGATGCTTATTTAACGCTTGAAGGAGTAGACGCAGAGGAAGAAGATATAGCCGCAATGAAGGCAAATAGAGTGCTTATTTTACCTTCTGGCGCGACTGCTGGTTGGTTAACCAAAAATGCAAGTGATACGCAGATAGAGAACATTCTTAAAAGAGTGCATGATAATATTTACCGCATTGCAAAGTGCCCTGACTTTTCAAGCGAGACATTTGTTGGCGGTGTTAGCTCAGGTGTTGCTATTCGTTATCGCCTTACTGGATGTGAGACAAAGGCAGCAGCTATTGAAAGCAACATGAAGAAAGCGCTACAGCGCCGCATTGAGCTAATTGCTGGTGTGGCCTCTTTAACGCTTGGCGAAGAGGTTTACAGAGATATTCAAATCACATTTAAGCGCAACATTCCGGAAGACTACACAAGCATTGTTAATATCGTTAATGCGCTCAAGGGCACTGTAAGCGATGAAACACTCTTAAGTATGATTCCACAGGTGACGGATGTTAAAGCAGAGCTTGACAGAGTGCAAGAGCAGAAACAAAAAAATATGGAGCTGTATAACTTTGGCAGTAACCAAGAGGAGTGATGACTCATGGATTATTGGCGAAGGAGGATGTTAGCCGCTCAGAGGAATTACAGCGACAAAAGCATTAATGCAATAAATAAGCAGCTCACCAAGTACTATGCAAATGCGATGCAGTCAACCATTAAGGACTTTGAAGCTGTTTATGACAAGGTGCTCAACCAAGCCGGAGAGGGCAAGCCTGTTACTGCTGCTGACTTATATAAGCTAGATAAGTATTATCAGATGCAAGCCCAATTAAATAAACGTTTGCAGAAGCTTGGAGACAAGCAGTGTAATGTAATGTCTAAGCAATTTGAAGCGGAATATAAGCATATATATATGGCTTTAACCGATGATAAACAAGCAATTACAGCTATGGTATCAGATGCCGCATTTAATACTATTAACGAGCAAGCCGCTGCAAGGGTAGCACAAGAAATATGGTGCGCTGATGGCAAGTCATGGAGCACCAGAGTGTGGAATAATATCAGCGACTTGCAACAGACATTGAATGATAGCCTGATTGACTGCATTGTTAGCGGCAAAAAAACTACACAGTTAAAGCAGACGCTTATGGAGCGCTTTAATGTGAGCTATCACAGGGCTGAGACAATTACCAGAACTGAGATTGCACACATTGAGACTCAAGCTGCTAAGGACAGATATAAGAGCTATGGCATTCAGCAGGTAGAGATATTAGCTGATACGGATAGCCGCACATGTGATATATGCGCAAGACTGGACAAGAAGAAGTTTAATATTAATGCGCAAATCCCGATTCCTGCGCATCCTAATTGCCGCTGCTGCATTATTCCGGTGATTGACACAAAGAGAACAGATGATATAATGATAAATAATCCCATAGAGCAGCGCAACACAGGTAAGGGCAAAGCTAATGCAGTATGGAGTTATGGCGTTCCGCTGAATAATAGGCAGCAAAAGCTATTGGATGCGATGCCTCAATATAATAGCCGTATTATTGTCAGCAAAAACCACGTAAATATGACAGACTTAGCCGCTTTAACCGCTGAAACAGGCGTTGAGTTTGCTATGTTTACAAAGGGCGGAGATAGGCTAATTATTCGAGGGGACAGCTATAGTGTTAATGTCGATATTGAGACGGCGCAGAAGCTTGCGGAAGAGGGCTATAAATGGAGTGGCCACACACATCCGGGCTTAGATACGTTTGTTTTGCAAGCCTCAGAGGGAGATTACTTGATTTTGAAGCAATTTAAGCAAAAAGTTTCCGTAATCTATAATGCGAAAGGCGATTTTAGAACATTTGATAATAAGTAGGTGAGAGTTTATGAAGAGTCTTTTTGATAAGTATGAACGAGAGATAAAAAAATATTGCGATGATAATGGACTGGATTTTTCCAAAGCGAAAAAGATGGGGCATTGTTGGGGCAAAAATGACCTGATAATACAATATGTCGATTACGAAAAAGGCAAAAGAGGGCTTTTAGATGAAACTCCCGCTCCAGTTGTATTAGAGATGGAAATAGTAGAGGGCAAGCCGCAATTCAAGCAAACGCAATACACAAAACAATATCTTAGCTAATAAGGAGTCTAACACTGGTTAGGCTTCTTTTTTATTGTCTTTTTGAGGGGCAGACGCTAAAGAACAACTCAATATTAAATTAAAGGGGTAGTCATAGAGCTACAACTTATGGAGGTTTTTTATTATGAATGAGAATATGAACAACACTAGTGTTAATGAGAATGAGAACAATGAGAATCAACAGCAGAGCAAAACTTTTACTGCCGAAGAGGTTGCAAAACTAATCCAATCCGAAACTGATAAAAGGGTTACAGCCGCTCTTAAAACACAAGAGAAGAAATATCAAAAGCAGCTCTCTTTAGCTCAGCTTGACGGAGACGAGAGAGCCAAGGCTGAAAAGGACAACCGCATTGCAGAGCTAGAGGAACAGCTAGCAAAGTATCAGATTGAGGCTAATAAATCAGAGCTCAAGAGTGTTTTATCAAGCAGAGGTTTAAGCGCTGAATTTGCCGATATTATCAATATCGGAGAGGACATTGAGCAAGCACAGGCCAACATTGATATGCTTGACAAGCTATTTAAGGCCGCTGTTAAGGCCGAAGTTGAGAAGCGCCTAGCCAATAATAGCCCAAAGGGTAATGGCGGCTCTTCTTCTGAAATTACAAAAGAATCTGCCAAAAAGATGAGTATGGCAGAATTAGACAAGCTGGCAACTGAACAACCAGAACTATTTTCAAAATTATTTAATTAAAGGAGATTTTTATTATGGCTAATACTGTTTTTAATAATAAGGTTATCGAAGCAAAGGCAAAGGATTTACTTACTACTCAGGTTAATGCAAGAAGCATGATGACTGTTGACAATAGCCTAACCGCTACTTCTGGCATGATTAAAACGATTAATACTTACACTTATTCAGGCGTTGCCGAGGAGCTAGCTGTTGGTGTTGGCAACACTGCATCTACCAGAGGCTCTATTGCCTATGTCGGCAAGGATTACACTGTCAAGATGGTGCAACAGGCCGCTGATTATTTTGATGAGGACTTCATGAAGGACAATTTAATTGTTGACTTCATGCTCAAGGGTGCAACTCAGGTCATGACTAACAAAATGACTTCTGATTTCTATGCAGCTCTTGCTACAAAGAATTCTGCCGGTAGTGCTGAACTAGTACAGGGTGTTACCTTTGCTAAGGGCAAGGCTCTCTCTTATGATGTCATTGTTGACGCTATCTCTGAACTCAATGTTGAAGATGAGAGCAGCCTTTTCATTATCATTCCTAACGCATGGAAAGCTGCACTCCGTAAGGATGCAGATTACAAGGCTGCACACATGGGCGATGTAATTTATAACGGACAAGTCGGCACAATTGCTGGTATTCCTGTGATTGCTACTAAGGCTCTCAGTGACAAGGCTTATGTGCTCAACAAGGAAGCTGTTACACTCTTCATGAAGAAGGATGTTGAAGTTGAGCAGGAGCGCGACGCCGACAAGCGCAAGAATAGCATTTATCTCCGTGACTGCTACATTGTTGCGCTCACTGATGCAACCAAGGCTTGCAAGATTTCTGAGGCCGCTTCCTGATTGACAATTTAATAATGGGGAGGGATAACCTCCCCTCCCAATAAAAAGGAGGTTACAAAATGATTGAAGAAGTTAAATTAATGCTTGGCGATGCTGCTACTAATTATTCTGACGCTCAAATTGGTTTAGCTATCAAGATGGCATTAGCCGAAGTACAAGGTTATTGCAATCGTGAGCTGGACTACGAATTAGAGATTATAGCAGAGCGCATTGCTGTGATTAAACTAAACCGCATGGGCACAGAGGGGCTTGCAAATGAAAGCTATAGTGGTGTTTCTGCGTCATATATTGACGGCTATCCGGCAGACATATTAGCTGTACTCAACCGCAAGTGCCGCATTAAGGTGGTGTAACATATGATTAACTCTCAAATGAGAAACTACGATTATTGTATTTATGGCGAGTTAGATGCATATGGGCAACCGGCTTTAAGCGACAAAAAAGGCACTGTAAAAATGGCAATTAATGTGCTCTCTAAGCGTATTGAGGATAATGTGCTTTATGCACAAGCAGAGTATATTGGGCTTACAAGCGATGCACAAATAAATGACAAATATGTAATAGCATACAACTCTGATAGGCTCAAGGTGCTCTATGTCTATCCATATGGCAGACTCAAACAAGTGTACATGGCGAGGTGCGAGTAATGACCGATGTGGAATTTGATGGATATGACAAAATCCTTTATAAACTGAACAAGTTATATGACTTAGATGGCATTCAAAAGGCTGTAGGCAAGGCTGCTTCCTTAGTAGAGAAAGAAGCAAAAAAGAAAGCACCCAAAGACACAGGTGCATTGAGGCGTAGTATTGCAAGCAAAGTTGAGACAGATGGTAATGAGATTAATGCGGACATTTATAGCCCACTAGAATATGCGCCATATGTTGAGTATGGCACTGGCCTTTTCGCTGAAAAGGGAGATGGGCGCAAAGATGTGCCTTGGCTCTACAAAGATGATAAGGGAAAAACGCATATTACAAGGGGACAGCACCCACAGCCATATATGCGCCCAGCGCTCAACGAGAATCGAGAAAAAATCATTACATTAATAAAGGAGGGCTTACTCAATGCTTGATTATCATAGCAACCTTGTTAGTGCCCTCAAAACTATTGGTATTCCAGTGCATTTTGAAATGACATTGCACAGCGGCCTAGAGACACCTTGCATTAGCTACATGGAGCTATCCAATGTGGCAGCACAAGAAGGAGATACTCTAGGCTATAGCCGCTTACAATATCAAATTAAAGTATGGGGCACACAAATAGCAGATTTGCAAAAATACGCATTACTCATTGATAAGAAATTACGCCCACTTGGTTTTAAAAGAGTTGGCTGCAATGAGATGTATGACAACAATTCTGCGATTATACAAAAGATTATGACTTATGAGGCTTTAGGACTCGAAGATTTTTAATTATGGAGGTATGAAATATGGCAACTATTTCTAAGGGAATTAAGCTTGGTTATAAGAGTGGGGAAGCTGCTTCTTTTACCAATCTAACAAACTTACAGGAAATTCCTGACTTAGGCGGCGAGGCAGAAGCTATCGAAATCACTACTCTAGCTGATGCCGCACATATGTATACAGATGGCATTTTAAATTATGGTGATTCTCTAGGATTCACTTTTCTTTACGAAAAAGAGCAGTTTACGACTCTACAGGGGCTAACTGGTTCTTGCTCTTGGCAGGTTACTCTTCCTGACAATACCACTTGCACTTTTAGTGGCACTTGCTCTGTAACTCTTGCTGGTGTTGGCGTTAATGCTGCACTAACTTACACCTTAAAGGTTAAGCCTAACAGCGCCATGACTTGGGGCACTGCTGCTTAATATAACCCAATTGGGAGTAGTGGAGAGTATTTCTCTCCACTCTCCACTACTATTTTTAATTTAAAGGAGAGAGATTTATGATGTATGTTGATTTTACTGCTGGTAATAAGGATTACAAGCTAAGACTTAATACGCGCAATATTGTTATGCTTGAAAAGCAGATTGGGTGCAATCCTGTAGCTATTTTTGGTGATGGTGAAACATTCCCCACAGTAACTACTATGGTGGCTGTGCTCAATGCAAGTTTGCAGCAACTTAATCATGGGCTAACGCTTAATGACGCTTATGACATATATGATGATTATATCGCGGATGGACATAGTGCCAGCGATTTTATTAAGGTTATTATTGATATATATAAAGTGTCTGGCTTGATTCCAGAGAATGATAAAAGCGAAAAAAACTAATTGAGGGGGGCAGGGTTGATGATAGCCCAGCTCCCTTTTTTTTTAGTGATACTATATTCAAAATATTGGATAATGCGCTGGATTGGGGTATACCTGAATCTGATTTTTGGGATATGACTCTTGCCGAGCTAGAGCGGTTGTTTGAAAGCAAACGAAGAATGAAAAAACAAAAGGCTCAGGAACAGGCTTATTTTGACTATCAACTAGCTGACTTAATTGGTATTAGTGTAGGACGTATCTATAACAAGTCTACCAAGATGCCCTCCATTGAAGAAGCATATCCAAATATTTTTGATGCAGAAAAAATGCAAGAAGAAAAGCAAAAGAAACAAGATGCATTATCAGCGGCTCGATTTAAACAATTTGCGGAAGCTTTTAATAAAAAATTTGGAAAGGAGGATGTAGATGAATGAAGAGTTGAAAGTAATTATCAAAGCCGAGATTGCCCAATTCAAAAAAGGCTTAGAAGAAGCAAAAAAATCAATGGGTAGCTTCAAAGACGAAGTAAAGAATTGTGCTAAAGATGCTAATAGCACCATTAAAAAGATGGGTGATGGTGTAGCAAAAGTTGGTAAGACGATTGGCAAAGCTATTACTGCTGGTGCGGCTGCTGCTGGTGCTGGTGTTGTTGCACTTGGCAAGCAAGCACTTGATTGTTATGGCAACTATG